GTGTCAGTCTCAAACGCCCCCGTTTTCATCAAGAGGTCAATGATGATTGAACCCGCTGCCATATTATGCCCCCCTTGGCGGCTTCATACCGAATGCTTTAAATGTAGCCATATCTGCCTCCGAGTAGTCGGTATCGAGCTGTTTAATCGGCTGTAACCATTCTAGCAATTCGACCATATCCGCACCAGACATACTACGGGCNATNAGCGCNGCGGGTTTGTACCGTCTGTTAAAGTCATCGAACGGGTACAAAGCATAGTACTCNANCCAAGCGTCNAACTCACGTTGNGACATTGTTGACTGCCATTCAGCAATCGTCCTGCCGCCNAACGCTAANGCAATNATGTGCCAGATTTTGTCATCTGGCGTTAGGCTTTTTTTTCTGCGCCCTGCCCGTTCACAAAAAGCACTTGTTCAAAGATGGCGTTCATCGCTGGGGCGTTTAGCTTCATTGCTTGCTCAACCGTCAGCGCTGGCGTTCCGTCTTCGTTGCAAAGGCTAGCGCAAATCAATTTGCCGATGCTGCTGATGCGTACATCTTCGTCCGTTGATTGTTCGCTTAAAGAGAACCGCCGAAACTCTGTAGCCGGAATCTCTTTAAAAAATAAATCATGCACCTCGCCGTTAGGTAAAGTAACTGATCGTTTGTGAACTTCACCGCTGACAAAAAATGATTGCGAGATCATTATGCTTTCCAAATCCAAGACACGTTGCCGCTACGCTGAATGGTCATTGTGCCGCGCACAATTTCATTGGTTGCAACGTCGATGTTTACGTCGGCGACAAAGCCATCGAACTTAGCGGATGTGCGTGTTGTGCCAATGCTTAAAGAAGCGGAGACGAGCGTTGGTGCGACTGTGCCATCGGAAAACCCGACTAGCCACTCGGTAACTGTGCCAGTATCGTGCAAACCGAACAATGCTTGTTGTGATGCTTCGGATGGCTTAAAGACAAACGGCACGGTGACTTGACCGGGATTACCAAGACCGGATGCGTATGTCTTGTCATCTAGATCATCTAGGCAAGTGGTTTCAATCTGATCCCGTGCGCCGCCAAGTCCGGTAATGCCTGTTGGACAAGTTAACTTGAGAACCGCTGCGCTACTAACGAAATATAGCTCTGTACCTTGGGTTTTAACGCTCATAATTAATCACTCCTTATCGTGATTGAATAATATCGACTTCTAAACTGATCCGGTAAAGATTCGTTTCAGTTTCTCTTAAATCCTGAATAATTCTTGCTGCGTGTCCTGCGTTATCAAATGCCGCCCGTGCTGCGTAGGCAAGCGTCTCAACACCTTGATCCGTTTCGTGCCAAATATCAATCTGCACCGTGTCCATATCGCTTGGTGGAGTGCCGCTTAACTGTAGCTCTGGCATCCCATAGACTAAAGACCAAGTAATGTAGGGTTTAACCACGCCCTGCGGTGCAGCGCCGTGCCTGTATATTCTAGTCGAAACTGTGCTAGTAACGGTAGCATTTGTTCGTAATACAGCGTATATATTTGGAAGCATCACTTAACCCCTGCATTTTGTTTGGCGAGTTTGGCAACGATTTTGTCGATTCTGCTTTTAAGATCAGAGATAACCGTGTCCATTGCCTTTTGCCGTGTTGCAGCAAAAGCGGGGCGAAGCCAAGGCGTAGCCTCTTGGTGCGAAGAACCGTACTCTAGTAAATGCGCTGTCTTTAGCGTGGTGACGGGCTTACCTGCTTTACCTTCGTAGGTTTTACGTTTAACCCGAACCAAATACCGCTCACCATTACCATCGTGAGGCGCTTTGCCTCTGCTAACGATTAAGTTTTTAGCGAGTAAGCCTGTGGATTCGTCACCACCTCTGGCAATCTCAGCAAGTAAATTCTTTTTCGCTTCGTCTCGAATTACCCGTGCGCCTTTGGCAAGAGCGAGCTTAACCGGACCACCACGTTTAGAAACAACGTCGGGCGGTAATGATTGCAGGGTTCTTAATATCCCCTCGACTCCGGTTAGCTTAAACTCAACTTTCATACTCGCCTTTTAAATGCGTAAGTATTAATTCCCTCACGCCCAAGGTCAGATTCGATTAAGTTGTACTCCACCAGATCGAAGCCTTGGTCGTAAAGCCAGTTCACTAAGCCGTAGTGCGTGAAGTACCAGATATGCTCGCCCGGCTTATAGTGCTTGCTTGCCGTGATTGTTGCAGGATTCGTAAATATTGGCAATGAGACAAAAAGCCACGTTTTAACGTGTTTGAGCAGCTTTTCGGGCTTGGGTATATGTTCTAGCGCATCCCAGCATGAAATCGCCTCTGGGGGCGCTGTGAGCGGGTTAGTGAAGGCATTATGCGACTTGAGCCACTCGATGGCGGTTTCGTTTACGTCAAAGCCCCAACAATCTGCTTCCCGCACGAAGCGACCGCCGCCAATCCCAATATCCACTAGCTCCGTGATCCCATCGCCCAGATACTTTTTAACAAAGTCAATTCTGGCACGGGTCAGCGCCTCACCCATCGGGCTTGCGTCACGCTCTAGGTATTCGTTCCAGTAGTCTTGCTGATAATCAATTGGTGGGCGAGGGTGAAAACCCATGCCTCTCTCAGTCCACCAGATTAGAGAATCTTCGAAGCCACTCGGCAAATTTATCTGCATGATTGGATATAGTTTTTCGACAGTTGTGGGAATGTTGGAAACAGCGACAAAATTGATCCGGTACAGCAAAGGTAATTTTACTTAAATTCATTCTCGGATCGGTAATCTTCTCAGGCGCATTAAAACCACCGTTACCACCGTTGATAATCCAAGCGGGTACTTTCGCAGCAATCGCAGCGGGAACGATCCAACCAACCCCGCCGACTACGAAACTAGCATTTTGAATCAGCGCCAATAACTGCCGAGTATTTAATTCACCTTGATGATATTGTACGTCTGCGTAAGGTAGCGGTGACTCAGCCCATTCCTCGCCATCCTGCAAATCCGCTACAGAAACGATTAAATAGCCCTCAGAGCGCAGAATTTCCGCTGCCTCTGCCACGTACTCAGGCTTCGGGCTGCGGGACTGTGCAAACCATTCCGTGCGATGCGTGACAGGTCTTACGACTGCGTACTTTATGTCTGACTGTACATATCCGAAGTCGGGTAAGTCCATATCCGTAAGTTGGACACCAAAGCAATGCTCTAGCCCTCGGATTAACCCTTCCCGCCCGTACTGAACCCCTTTTGCTGCGCCGACTGGCTCTCTGTACCAAGTTTGCACGTTCTGCATACTCTTGCTTTGCGTTCTAAGCCTTGTGATCGGTTTGGTACACATCACATGGTGCAAGTCCTCGTATATCTCAGGAAATGGTGTACGCAGAAAAACGGGTCGGCTAATCGCCTTCAGGAAAGGACGCTGATAAATATTATCGCCAAGCCCCATCATGCCGTGAATTATCATTGCCCGTCATTTACCCCAGCGGTACATTTCAAGCGGTACTCACGCCGAGCGGTAGCGTCCGTCTCGATCGAGTGAATATTAAATATCTGACCGTCCCACAGAATCCGCATCGCCTGAGTCAGACCGGGGAACCAGCGCAGGTTAATCCTCGCCGCAATCTCGCCCTGAGTTGTAGCCCCTTGCTCTAGCTCACGCCCTGCGCCTGTTAGCACTTCAGCGGGAACGGCACTCAGAATCGTGTCCGAATCGAGCATCACGGTTTCCCACGCAATGCTCATCGCCCCCGTATTAGAGTCCTGCGTTTCCACTTGTTCCTGAATAGCGACACGATGCCGCAAGCGATGTGAGAGCATTAGACCCCCATATCCAAGCGGTACGGCATAAGNTTGACNTCNGCCGCNNNGCGCANCTTCTCNGCATCGTCCGGTGTCGCTTGGTAGTTNGCNTGCAGCAATAGCAANACGCCAATCTTGATACTTGCCGGAACCGGATCAGTCGAGCTTACATTNCTGTCCCACTCGATCAAGTCCTCACGNTTCATAAACGCCCGNGCCTCATCCTCTGCGGCATCGAGCAACAGTTGNAGCTTCGAATCATCCGAGCTGTGGATCACATCGAGAAAGCCTTTTGCTTCGGATAGTGTAATTGCGCTCATAAAACNNCCTCAAGTGAAACACGTTCGAAACATTCTAATGCGGTTTCNCGACTNGCGTTNAANATTTCAANGCCGCTATTCTCTGCTTTCATTTTCGCAAANTCCTCGACCCAAGCCTCNCACCGNTGAGCGTTCCCCAAGTTGATTGGGTGATCGCCGTGCCAATGTGACTTTCCCCCTGAGTGCTGGCAGTCGTAGCCAAGTAGGATAATC